CGGATCGCGCGCGCCGACGCCATCGTCGATATCGAAGTCGGGTCCATAACCCTTGCCTCCGGCAGCATCTATGTGTCCGGTGACGTCTTCCCGGTTGACGGAGCCGTTCTGGTAGACGTGCCAATGACCGGCCGCGTCGAAATCGGCGTTCGTCTGATCCGCTCTTACGTGACGCACGAGGATGATCCGAGCCTCGTCGGCCTCGTGCCCGGTTCTCTTGCCGAGGGCGAACCAGGTGCTGCGCGCGAAATCGCCAGGATCTCCTGGGCTCTTGAAGGCGACGACGGTGAAGGCGCTTTCTATTCCGTCTATACGCTGCTCGACGGCACCATCCTCGACCAGACCGGCCCGTCGATCCTGGAGCCGGCCCTTCAGGCTATCGCCGCCTATGACCGTCCCAACGGCAATTACATCGTGTCGGGTTGCCGCGTGACGGCGATCAGCTCCGGCGGTGGAAACCAGATCTTCTCGATCGAGCAGGGCGAAGCCAATATCAACGGTTACAAGCGCACTCGCCTTGCGGCCTTGCGGCACACTCAGCCGATCGCTTGGGAAGAGCTTGCCATTCCCGGCGAAACAAAGACCTATGGCGGCGGTGCGAGCTACACTTACACCGTCGACCAGGCGCCGATCGGCGTCATCAACTCGATCCTGCTGACCAAGGAAAAGACCGTCACGTTGACGCGCGGCGCGATTGCCAACGGCGCCGATGCCTTGCCCGACAACAGCGTGATTTCGGTTTCGTCGGTGGTCCAAGGCGGAACGACCTACGTTGCCGCTACAAGCTACAATCTCGTTGGCAATAACATCGATTGGGCGCCGGCCGGCGCGGAGCCGGCGATCGGCTCGACGTACAACGTCACCTATCGGTATCGCGCTTCTGTCGCACCCACGGCAAGCACCGACACGACGATCACCGTTTCGGGCGGTGTGGCCGGCGGCGACATCATCACGGCCTATACGCAAAAGCTGCCCCGCATCGATCGCCTCTGCCTCGGTCAGGACGGTTCGCCGATCTACATCAAGGGCCTGCCGGCGCGCAGCAACCCGATGGCGCCGGGCGTCCCGAGCGAAATTCTGCCGCTTTGCCAGATCTTCAATAATTGGATGTCGCTGCCTGTCGTCACCAATGACGGGGTGCGCTCGTTGCCCTATTCGGAGATGTGGCGTTATTTCAACCGGGTGATCGATTATGAGCGGCTGTTCCAGCTGGAGCGGCTCCGCAACAACATCGACTTCCGGGAGCCGGTCGCCAAGAAGGGTGTATTTGTCGATCCCTTCCTCGACGACAGCTATCGCGATGCCGGCGAGGCGCAGACCGGAGCGATCGGCAATGGCATGCTGCAGCTCGCCATCACGCCGACCTTCTTCACCGGGACGCTCACTGCGCCGGTGATGCTGGATTGGGTTGAGGAAGTCCTGGTCACACAAGAACTGAAAACCGGCTGCGAGAAGATCAACCCCTACCAGAACTTCAACCCGCTGCCCGGCTCGCTCCGACTGACGCCGGCAGTGGATTTCTGGACCGAGGATCGGACGGATTGGCTGTCCGCGCAAACCATCGAGTTCAACCGGGGCACTCGTTTCGATGGCGGCCCGCTGCAGACGACAGACACGGAAACCCAGCTCGTCGACCATCGCGTCGAGCAGCTGGAATTCCTTCGCCAGATCCCGGTGGCGTTCACCATCAGCGGCTTCGGCCCAGGCGAAATCCTCCAGACGCTGACCTTTGACGGCATCAACGTCAAGCCGGCGGGGACACAGACGGCCAATGGTTCCGGACAGATCACCGGCACATTCAACATCCCGTTGAACGTTACCGCCGGCACCAAGATCGTCGCGGCCAAAGGAGTTGGTGGGACCGAAGCCAACGCCATGTTCACCGGCCAAGGTACGATCGAGATCGACACCATGCGGCGGGTGACCACGGTCCAGAACTGGACGGCGCCTCAGCTGGTCCAGTGGGTACAGGACCGAGGAAATCCGGGCTGGGAAAACAACAACAGCTCGTCTGACGGCGTCGGTGGCTCTACCGATCCGCAAGCCCAGATGTTCGCGGTACCGGAGATGCGCCAACTAGTCGGCGTCGATTTCCACATTTGTCATGTCGGCAACCAGGCGAACCATCTCCTCGTCGACCAGGTGTCGATCAACAACGGCTACCCGACGACGAATATCGCCGCCGAGGTGGTCGTGCCGATGGCAGGTGCCGTCGTTGGCTGGAAATCGGCGCGCTACAATCTGCCGGTCACTACCCCGGCCGATCGGGCGCATGCCCTCGTCATCAAGACGGATGATGCCGATCATTCGGTCTCGTTCGCCAAGCTCGGCGGCTTTGACGAGAGTTTGCAGAAGTTTGTGACCTCGCACCCTTACGTTACGGGGCCGCGCTTCTCGTCGGTCAATGCCCAGACCTGGACGGCGCATCAGGATGAGGCGCTGGCGTTCCGCATCGTTGCCGCGAAATACTTGGCGACCACCAAGACCGTCCCGCTGGGTAGCTTCAATCTCGTGCAGGCATCCGACCTTCAGGTCCGCGCAGCGGTCGAGCTTCCCGGCCCGGGATGTTCGGTTGTCTTCGAGATCGAGCGCCCCAACGGGACGATCTATCGCCTGCTGCCGTTTCAGGTGCTGCAACTCACGGAGTTCATCACCGAGACGGTGCAGCTGCGGGCCATCCTGACCGGCACGGAAAAGCTCTCGCCCATCCTGTTTGCGCCCGTGCAACTGGTCGCCGGCAAGATCGGTACGTCACTGACTTACATCACCCGTGCCTTCGCGTTGGGGACAGCTGTCCGGCTGGCCGCCTACCTGAAGGCGTTCCTGCCGGGCGGTGCCACGGTCGCCATGCACTACTCGAAGGATGGTGGCGCCTGGACAAGCCTGCCGTTCGTCAGCGCGGACGCTTTGGCTTTCGCGCTTTGGACGGAGCGAAAGCATGAGGTGACCGCTCAGACCGGCACGTCCGTTCGATTGCGCATCACCGGAACCGGTGGACCGGCGGCGCGGCTCATCATCGGCGATCTTGGCGCCGGCATCTTCTGAGGATCAACATGGCAGCTACCGAACACTACCAAATCCCGCTTCCCGATCCCACTACAGAGGTTGATGATGAGTTCTATCGCCTGCAGCAGGCGTTGGCGATCGTCGATGCCGTTATCTGGGCTCTCGCCAGTGTTGTCGCCGACAAGGCGAATGCTAACCATTCTCAAGCGATGTCGACGATTAACGGACTAGTCGATGCTCTCGCCGGCAAGATGCCGGCAAGCCAAACGTTTTCGCTTGATGATCTGACCGACGTCACCGGTGCCTCTGGCGCCGCCGTCAACTATGTCCTGGTCAAGAACGCGAGCGGGCAATGGGTGCCGTCCTCGGCGATCGCAGCACTCGGTATTCATCAGCATCCGACGACTGACATCGTTGGCCTGACGGCTGCCATCAACGCGGCTGTCGCGGCTGTCGTCAATGCCGCGCCGGCCACGCTCGACACGCTCAAGGAGATAGCCACCGCCCTTGGGAATGACGCGAATTTTTCGACGACGATCACCAACCTGATCGCCCAGAAGCTCGCGCTTTCCGGCGGAACTCTGACGGGCGTGCTCAACTGGGGCGTAGCTGCCTTCTATTCCAAGCTCGCCGCAAATGGCGATATTCTGCTTAGCCGAGGCAACGCCAACGGCGATGGCTTCCTGACTTGGAACAAGGCCAACGCGTATGCTGGCTTTGACGGCACCCGTTTCGTCTATGGTGGCGCCTACGAGCTGGCGACTGGGGGAGCCCTTCGCGTCGGCCCGACCGGTTCAATCGTCTATACCGACGGCAACATCGAGTTCACCGGCGGCATGCTGACCGCGTTCGGCAATAGTCTGTACAACGCTCTAATCACCATTCCGAAGCGATACGTTAGTGCTCAGCAGGTAATCACCCAAGGGTCCACCATCACGCTTGCCCATGGTCTCGGTGTCGTTCCAAGCATGGTCGTGGCAGACCTTGTCTGTATCACGGCGCAAGGTGGCTACGTTCCCGGCGAGATTACGCAAATTGGCATCTCGATGCTTGGCGTTTCCGGCATCACGCCGGGTGCTTACGGCGTCAGCATCGATAAGACCACCACTAACATTGTTGTCCGTATCCCGATCCACGGTCTGACTATGCCGAACAAGGCAGCCAACGACGGCACCACCATCAACGGGGTCATTCCTGCAAACTGGCGCATTGTAGTGAGGGCATTCTCATGACGCAGCGGTTTTTCATCGACGAAGCGGGTCGCTTCATCGGTAGTTACGACGGTCCGGACGAGGAGCTGCCGGAGGGCTACATGGATGAAGTAGCGTCTGCTCCCGACGATGTCCGGCAATTATATAACCGCCAGACGGACGAATGGGGGCCTGTAGTGGCTGCTCCCGTATCGTCTACGGAAGTCGACGCCGAGCGCGATCGGCGGATCGCGTCAGGCTTCACCTTCAATGGGGTGTTTTACCAATCCCGACCGGAAGACCGCGAAAACATCATGGGTGCGTCCACTGCGGCGCTCGCGGCTTTAATGGCGGGCGCGCAGCCGGGTGATTTTCATTGGCATGGCGATCCGGACACAGAGTTCGCTTGGATTGCCGCCGACAACATCTCGCATCCCATGGACGCCCAGACCATGTTCGCCTTCGGCAAGGCGGCGATGGCGCACAAGCAGCTGCATATCTTCGCTGCTCGGGCGCTGAAGGACATGGATCCGATCCCGGCCGACTTCGCAACCAACCCGGTTTACTGGCCCACCGCCAGCTGATACCTTGATGACACATGAAAAAGCCGGGGCTGACAGCTGTCAGCCCCGGCTTTTTTGCGCGCGCATGTAGCTTGACCCCGAAATTTGCACTTGCCCAGGGGATAGCTCTTTCATGGCTGGCACTACTGATTTCGTCGGCGTTCGCGTCTTCTCGGATCTGCGATCGACCGTCGCCAAAATCGATACGCGCGACAGCACCGTCATCGGCCTGGCACTTCCGGCGCCGGCCGCCGACAATACCGCCTTTCCGATCGATGAGCCGGTCCGGCTCTCGACCGAGGATACCGACCAACTGACGAAGCTCGGCGCTGGCCTTGCCCTCGACACGGTCTCTCAGATCAAATCGGAAGGTATCGTTGCCGACATTGCCTTCGTCCGGACGCAGCATTCCGTTCTGACCGATCCGGCGCTGAAGCTCGCCGCCGAGATCAATTCCATCGCCGGTTCAGCCGCTGCCAAGACGGGCGTCTATGCTCTCCTCGAGTCGAAGGCTCATATCGGGTTGGAGCCAGGCAGCATCATCTCGCCCGGCTACATGGCCGACCGAACAGGCAATGTGGCCAACGCGGTAGCGACCGCCGCTTCCGTCGTCGCCGGCAAGCTGATCGATTGCATCGTCTTTGCCGACACGCCCGTGACCAATCGCACGGCTGCGACCGCCTGGGCGGCCGACTTCGCGACGGCTCTCAACGTCGTTGCGTGTTATCCCCAGGCCGTCGTCAATCTTGGTTCCGGCAACGTAACCCGGCCGATCTCAGCGCATTTTGCCGCTGCAATGGTCCGTCGCGACAAGGAAGTCGGCAATCCCTACAAGGCGTTCTGGAACCGTCCCCTGCAGGGCATCCTCGGACCGTCCGTGCCGGTCGGTTATACCGATGGCGAGATTACCTCCGACGCAAACTTCCTCAACCAGGCGGGCGTCGGTACCGTCATCGAGGGCAAGCTACTCTGGGCGCCGTTCACCACGGCGACCGACCCGACCGTTGCCAGCTGGCGCTCGATCAAGAAGATCCGCACCCGCCGCGCGATCGAGAAGGCAATGCTCCGCCCGCTGCGCCAATATCTTTCCGAGGATATCCATCCTGACGTCGTCTCGCTGATCTACCGCGCATGCGACCAGTTCCTTTCGGACCTGAAGACGCTGAAGGCTCTCATTGACTACGAGCTGGTCTGGTCGAAGTCGATGAACCCCGCCTCGATCCTCGAAGCCGGCGCCCTGCGGGTTAAAGCCCGTTTCGCCGAAACTCCGGATCTAGTCGATCTGCAGATCTACGATGAGCCGATGCCGGAAGCCTTCGACGTCCTCGCTGCGGCGATCGCCGCCTCGCTTTCCCAGCTCGGCCTCAACGGCGTCCGTGTAACGGCCTAAGGAGAACAACATGGACCGCATCATTCGAGGCGCAAACTGGTACTGCCAGCAGACCAACCAGCGCCAGCGCGTTGACGAAACCACGCTGCCGGCACTCTCCCGCGAGATGATTTCGATGGTCATGGGCGGCGGCTACTTCGGCCTTGAACTACCGGCCGAGATCCAGCCGCTCACGGCGGAGATGACCGTTAACGGGGTGCACGAGGATCTGAAAACCCGGTTTGGTCGCGAGCCCGGCGACTGGACAGAGCTGCGCTACTACGAGAGCCTGCTCAATGTCTTCCCGGCCAGCACCAACGGGGAAGTACCGGCCCAGGGTGCGCCACAGCTCACCGGCCGGATCGTCTTCATCAAGGGCCTGCTCAACGGCTTCGAACAGGGCGGCGTGAAGGGCATGAAGAGTTCCGGTGCCACGCGGCTCCGCTTCTCTTCCATCGTTCTCTACCACGATCTGTTCAACGGCCGTACGGTCCACAAGTTCGACGTCCAGAACAACGAACTAATCATCGACGGCGTGAACTACACGGCCGACCACAATCGCATCATCGCGGCCTGATCCGCATCCGGGAGCGCGGCGAAGGCCGGTCGTCACGAGGGCGGCCGGCCATTTCTTTGAGGAGGCTTAGAAGCATGATTACTGCCCAGGTTAAGACCCCGATGTCGAAGGACGATCCGAACCACGTGAAGGTCGAGGAGATACCGTTGCCTCCGCCTGAGATGTGGGCCGCGCTGAACAATGCGCCGGCAAAGCCTCCAGCACCTGAGGCAAGTCTCTCGCTTGAGCAAAAGCCACGGGACGAGGAAGTTTTGGAATTTGTTAGCGATCCGTTCGTCGTCGTTCCACTCAAGTTTCCGTTTCGGTTTCGAGGCGCCGTGGTCGACAGCATCACCGTGCGCCGGCTGACGATCGGTCAGGTCAGCAGTTTGGTTGGCCGAGTGGGCGGTGGGGAGGTATCCACCTTTGACATCTACGCTCAGATGACTGCGCTGCCGGCACCCGTCCTGCGCGGCATGATCTCCGAGGATGGGACTGCGGTCACCAACGTGGCTTACGGTTTTTTGCCCCCGTCGCTACGCGGGGAGGACGAATAGTGGGAGATCTGCGGCTGTGGCGTACCTACGTCGCCAAGGTCGCTTCGTACTTGCACACGCCACTCCCCATCGTCCTATCATTCTATTGGGACGACCTGCTCCGATGGCATGAGGAAGCACACGCTATCCACCTCGAAACCTTTGGTCTCATCTTCGGCATGAAAGCACCTGAGCAATGAACGACATGAACGTCGCCATGAGACTGCGGCTTCTCTACGAAAGGCGGAACGCCAAAGAGGCAGAGCGCGACCTCAAGGAGTTGAAGCGCGCTGGGGACCAGTTGGGCAGGGTCAAAGCGGATGGCCTAGGCAAAGAACTGGCTGGGGTTCGTCGCGAGGCTGACCGAAGCGAAAAGGCGATCACTCAACTCGATCGACAGGCTCGCCGGCTGAACACTGCTCGAACCGATCAGGCTGAGCGAGAGATCAAAGCGCTCGGAACAGCGGGCAAGGTTTCCCAACGAGAATTAGATGGGCTCGACAAGAAACTCAGAAATCTCGAAGGCGGGAAATTCACTCAGATCGCGCGGCCGGCAAGCCTGCTTGATGGCACGATGCTTTCGCTCGGAAAGAGTGCGGTGGGCGCCATGGCAGGCCTCGCCGCTTTTGCCTCAGTGGATAATGTCATCCGTGGCGTCGAGGCACTCAGCGCCCAATTCAAGAAGCTTGACCGTGACGTAGCATCCGTTGCCGTTACCGCCGAAATGCGGACGCCAGAAGCCATCGACAAGATTTCTCAATCAAACAAGCGGCTTTCTGTTCGGTACGGCCTTGACCAGATGGCCGTTAACACGGCCCGCAAATCTTATGCCGCCGCCGGTTTTGGGCTCGACCAACAAGAGGCCATTCTTGACCCCACATTGAAGGCAGCAAAGGCCGAAGACAGCACGGGCGAGACGATGTCCCAAGCCATTATTGCTGCGCAGCAGAACTTGGGTGTGAAGAATGACGAGGTCGCAGCCGCGCTCGACATGATGGCGAAAGGTTCGAAGCTCGGGAGCTTCGAAGTCGATGCGATGGCTAAGAACTTTCCCGCCCTTGGCACCATGCTGGCCGGAACCGGTAGAAGTGGTCTAGGCGGCTGGGCAGAGTTGGTGGCGCTCGCGCAAATTACTCGGATGGGTGCAGGCAGCCAGGATGAGGCAGCGACCAATCTGCAGAACCTGATCGCCAAGCTCACATCGAAAGACACAGTCGACAATTTTGAGAAAAAGGGTGTTAGCCTTCCGGATCTCCGGAAGAAGGCGGACAGTCAGGGGACTGCCTACCTCACCGCAGTGATGGATGAAGTCATGCGTCTCACCGGCGGCGACACCTTCAAAATCGGTGAACTATTCGGTGATCAGCAGGCCGGATTGGCACTAAAGCCGCTGCTCTCCAACCGCGCCAAATACGAAGACTTTCTCAGGCAGATCCTGAATGAGAGCGCTGGCACCGTGGATGCCGACTATGATTTTCTCCGCGCCCGCCCCCAAGAGCAGGCAGATCGGCGCGGCGCGGCACTACAGGCGACGGGCGATCAAGCGGGCAGCTTCTACGGCTCCTTGGTTGATCCGATCAAAGAGTGGGTCGTTCGGCTGATCAACAGCGACTATGCCATGCAAGAGCGCGGTTATGATGAAACCAAGCGGCTAGGAAATGTGGATGTCGAGGCGTTGCAGGCTGAAATTGCCGATCGTGAAAAACGGCTCCAGAGTATTCCCGCTGCAAAAGGCGACGTCGATCTTCTGTATTCGGCCCGCCAAACACTTGTTGAACAAATCGAGCAGCTAAAGATTGAGCTGGAGAGCGCGACAAAGGTCCAATCCAACGGGAAGGGAGCAGATCTCGGCAAGACGACGGGTACGATACCCATTCCGCTTCCTCGTCCTGATCAGCAACTCGATAAGGATATGTCCGGCGCCGCCGAGAAGGCGATGAACGGTTACAATCAGACGCTGAATGCCGCTGGTGACCGGGCGGTCGAGATTGCTCGGGAAAAGTCCGGGCAGATACAGGATGCACTGACATTTACGGCTACGCCCACGATCGCGCCGACGTTTGTCCCGCCATCCGCCGCTCCAGCAGCCGGGCCTGGCAAACAATCATCGATCGCGCCAGTCACCAACAGCAAGGTGACCCAATACA